GCTGCCGCAGCTGCTGCGAAGAAAGGCGATAAGACTTTTAAATTTGGCGATAAAGAATATAAAGTTACTATGAAAAAGTCTACGGCTGATGCCATTGATGAAGAATATTCGCCTCAGGAAATTAAACAGGCTATTGGTATTGCGGCTGATAAAAGATACGCAGGTGGTAATATGACTGGTGCAACAAGCGCCATTGAAAAACTGAAAGCTGGTTTGTCAGACCATCCGCAGGTTAAAGCAGTTCTTAAAAGTAAAAATGAGCAAAGCGTAGATGAAAGCTTGCGCCAAGAATTAGCTGCAATGGGAGCCAAAGCTACAGAAATTGAAAAATACGCAAATGAAAAAGGTGGTATTGACAAAGCAGATATGCTAAAAGTTTCAAAATTTCTTGGTCAAGGAAATATGAAAGCAGCAGTTGACTATGCTAAGACTCTTGATACAGATCCTAGAGATTGGTTACTTACTAAAATGGGCGTTACTAAATAATGTCTCAGTATAGCGTCAATAGAAAAGCACATTATCCTGGCGGTAATACCGATATTCATGAAGTAGTGATGTTAGCAGACCAATTTGGTAACGTTATTGGTCCAGCTAATCCTTCTGGAGTTGCTGTAGACGCGTTTGGTCGCGCACGTGTAAGCACGCCATTAACACTTTTTGATTCCTCTAATGTGAATTATAAGAATGAAAAGTTTGATGAACTTATAACTGGCACTGGTTCAATATCGTATTCAACATATCAGAGTAGTGTGTTATTGTCAAATGGCACTGCTTCTGGTAATAGTATTCTTCGTCAGAGTAAAAGATATTTTTCTTATCAGCCTGGTAAAAGTTTATTAATACTTAATACTGCAGTTTTTAATTCTCCACAAACCAATCTTGTACAACGCGTTGGTTATTATGATAATGATAATGGTATTTTCCTAGAACAAAATGGCAATACTACTAATATTGTAATGAGAACTTCTATCTCTGGTTCTATTGTTGAAACTCGAATTCCACAAACACAATGGAACTCTGATGCATTTGATGGTGATAGCTCATCACATATTACTTTAGATACTGCTAAAGCACAAATTTTTTGGATTGATATTGAGTGGCTGGGTGTAGGATCTGTTCGAACTGGATTCGTAATTGATGGCCAATTTATTGTTGCTCATACTTTTCATAATGCAAATATAATTCAGTCAGTATATATTACTAGTGCAAACCTTCCAGTAAGGTATGAAATTATTAATAATGGCGAATTAGCTGAGCCTGCAACATTAAAACAAATATGCTCATCAGTAATTTCTGAAGGTGGATATGAAGCCCGAGCTTTACAACATGTATATGGAACATCATTAGCTGGTCATGCAACAGCGACTGCCAATACTTTTATTAATTTAGTTACAATTAAAATGAGTCAAAATAAAGCTATCGTTATTCCATCTGGAGCTGATATATTAAATATTTCAAATGCTGATTTTGAATGGGGCTTATTTGTAAATGCAACTCCTAATTCAGCATTAACATTTAATCAAGCAACAAATAACGTGCAATATGCATTGAATGCAGTAAATATTTCTGGTGGACGTAAAGTTGCTGGTGGTTATATGGGTAGTAAAACCGCGCCATTGGCCTTAGGCGATGGATCATTCGATTGGGATTATCAATTAGGCCAAACTATTCCTGGAGTTTCGGATACTTTAACTCTTGCTGTTATGGCAAGTACAACAAATAAATCGGCAGCAGGAATACTAAAATGGTTCGAACTATAACTTTAACTGAGGTGTTAATATGACTAAAAAACCTGGATACTTAAAAAACTCTATTGCAAAAGCAACTGGATACTATACTGCCAAAGGTGAAAAGCTTAAGGGAATAACATTATCACAAGAAGAGCAAGATGCTTGGAATGGTGTTGTAAAAAAAGTAGCTAAGCCAAAAAAGCCTAAGGCTGCTCCTGAAGAAGTTGTTCCTGAAGAAGTTGTAGAACAAGCTGAAGATCTTTAATAAATAAAGTTAATAATGACTTTATTTTATTGAGGAAGTAATGAAGCTTTTTAATAGTTTGAATAAAAGCAATTTTGTTTTATTTGCTGCACATCATTATAATAATAACCAATGTGTAGATGCTGAAGAATTTTATGATGATTTGAAAAGATTTAAATACATCAAAAGATTAATAAGCAGATATACACAGACTGGCGAATTACAAGAAAGATTATTGATTAATCACACTGTGGTTATATTTAATCTATTTGGTATTGAAGCAGCTAAAAAAATGATGAGTTATAAATTTGATGAGAAAGAGTGGCCAGTAATAAAGCCAATCTTGCTTTATTTAAACTATATTACTGACTCAGAAAATATAGAAATACCATTAGATCCCTTTGTTGTTGAGAGACTTAGAAAAATATGAGCATTATATCAAGAGCTGGTGATCTATTCTATGCTTATAGATTCCTTAAGCTATTAGTTACTTCATGGGAAAAAACAGAAGCTTATAAGCTTGGCATTATTGATGCAAACGGTAAAGTAATTAAAAGAGCTTCTTCACTGAGCACTTCTAATGAAAAAGCAGCTTATACTATTTTTCATCGTTTAGTCTTTAATATAAAGCGATTAGTAAATAAGTTACCATTCGGAAAAACTAAATTAGCTGCTTGGGCTACTGCTTTGTTTTTAATCAAAGAAGAAACTGGCATGTCTGAAGAAGGTATTCTCAAAGTTCTTAAAAAAATGGACATAGACTTTGATGATACATTGTTTGAATCTACTTGGTATATGCAAAACACTGTGTTGCAGCCAGGAACATATACTTTGATGTACGATACTATATCTCCTAAGACTGGAGAAATAATAGCAACATCCAAGTCTAAAATTGTTGTAGATGAAAACTGTCTTCCCGTAGGTACTATGTTAGGTGCACCAATATACGAAGTAACTCATTTACAAACTCAACAAAAGATTTTTATTAATCCTGCGGAAATAATAAGATGAAAACTATTACCCATATTCGCGAATCAAAATTTGAAAATTATTGTGATTTTTGCAATGAATTAGAAAGCCAATGCGCATGTGGTCCTAATGAAGAAGTTGCTGCCAATTCTGTTTCTGGTGGCGGAGTTGATATGAATACCACTGGTGTTACATATAAACAAAGAGATAAGCGTAAAAAAGAAGACGTTGAGGTTATGTACCGTAGATCATTAGGCATGCGGTACATTCAAAGTATGATAGAAAAAAGAAAAAAACTGAGTAATTAATAATGTTATCTATGTTGAAAGTTTTACCATTTATATTAATACTAGCTGGACTAGGATATGGCGCACATGTCTTTATTGTCAATCAACTCGACACTCAAATTGTTCAGCTTCAATCAGATGTAAGACAATACCAAGCACAAAATGTTGCATTGCAATCTGCCGCAGAAATTAATGAGCAAACAATTCGTTCTTTGGAAGAGAATAACCAAAAACAAATTGAACAAGTGACAGCTCTAACAAATACGAATCAACAAATTCAATCAGAAAAAGATGAATACTTAAGTATATTTCGTAGACACGATTTAGCTAGACTAGCACTTGCAAGACCAGGATTAATTGAACCACGTCTTAATAATGGAACACAAGAAGTCTTTAGGCAAGTTGAAGAAGACTCTAAGGAAATTGCTGCACTCAATGAATAAATCATTTGCTTTGATAATGTTGATTGTTATATTACCTGGATGCAGTAGCTTTTCTCTGTTTGGTCGTTCGCAACCCCCTGAACCGCTTCCTTTGCCTCCAGTTAAAATAATTACAGAAACTGTGCAGTTAGAAATATACCAACCGCCTTTGCCTCCTGAAATTTCTTTAGATGATGTGCAATGGTTTGTGTTGACAGAAAATAATATGCAAGATAAAGTTGCTGAAGTAAAACGTTTTACTGGAGCAGAGTTTGTTGTATTTGGTATGACTCCACAGTCATATGAGAATATGGCGTATAACCTACAAGAAATTCGTAGGTACATTAGGCAACAAACAGAAATCATAAAATATTATCGTGAAGCTACTAAACCAAAAGGGCCTGAAGGTTGGCTAGAAGAAAATGCAATACGCCAAAATAATCAGTTAGAATTAGAATCAGGAAATTAATATGAAAAGAATATCACTGCTAATACTCTTATTTGCCTTTACTGGTTGCTCGGTTACAAATCAAGCAACAGCTGTATTGTTTCCTGCTAGATATGATACTAATGAATATGAACTTATAAATTGGATAAGAACTACTGCTGAGCTATCAGTAGATTCATGTTATAGCACTGAGATCTCTCGAGAGAATTTTGAAGTATTGTATAAGGGTTCTTTAGAATTTAAAAACTTTACTCAGTATCTACGAAGAAATCAGCCTGCACATGATTTAGCAATAAATTTGCATTTGCTCGTCGATGAAGGATACACTTTATATGATAATCAAGAAGTATCGCAGTTTTTTTGTCAAACAAGTTTATTACAGATAGCTGATTCAGCCACAAGTATACAACAAGTAATAGGACGGAAAAGAAAATGAATGTATCAGATTTAGAAGTAAAATTTAATAACATACAAAAAATGTATCAAGAAGGCAATATATCACATCAAGAATATGTTGCATTAATAAACAGCCTCAACTTAGAGGGTGCCATTAAGAATGGCGCAAAGGATCTGCAAAAAAAGCAAGATCTCTATGATGCTATTGTAAAAGCCATAACAATAGTAAAAGCTCTATCTTAAAATATATCTGTAAAAAGTGTTGTACATACTCGCCACTTTGATATATAATACTACCTTAATAACATTAAAATAATCCATTTACTTGGACTTATTGTGGGATATTTGCATGTCGAAAATAGAGTATATGGGAATTCAAATAGATTATTCAAGAGATGCTCTATTTGATAAATTGGGAATTCAAAGATTAAAAGAAAGTTACATGAAGGACGACGAAGAGTCTCCTCAAGAAAGATTTGCATATGTTAGCTCGAGATTTAGCAGCAATGCAGAACATGCTCAAAGATTATATGATTATTCAAGTAAACATTGGTTATCATATTCTACTCCAATTCTTTCATTCGGAAGATCAAAAAATGGCATGCCGATATCTTGCTTTCTAAATTATATCAATGATACGGCAGAAGGCTTAGTCGAAAACCTATCTGAAACAAACTGGCTTTCTATGCTAGGGGGTGGAGTTGGTATTGGTTTTGGTATTCGATCTGGCGATGATAAGTCTGTTGGAGTAATGCCTCACCTTAAAACCTATGACGCTTCATGTTTGGCCTATCGTCAAGGTCGAACTCGTCGTGGGTCATATGCAACTTATCTAGACATTTCTCATCCAGACGTAATAATGTTTCTAGAAATGAGAAAGCCTACTGGCGATCAAAATGTTCGTTGCTTAAATTTGCACCATGGTATTAACATATCAGATCGGTTTATGGAAATTATCGAAAGATGTATGACCGATTCAAATGCTGATGATAGATGGAATTTGATCGATCCACATTCTGGCCAGATTAAAAGCACAGTATCTGCAAAAGCTTTGTGGCAAAAAATTATAGAACTACGTATGGAAACTGGCGAACCATACGTACACTTTATTGATACATCTAATAGACACCTTCCACAATTTCAAAAAGATCTTGGCCTTAAGATTCATCAATCAAACCTTTGTTCTGAAATTATTCTTCCAACAAATAAAGATAGAACAGCCGTATGTTGTTTATCATCAGTGAATCTTGAATATTACAATACGTGGTCTAAAAATTCATTATTCCTGAAAGATATAGCTGAGATGCTAGATAATGTATTACAGTACTTTATAGATAATGCTCCTAATACTGTATCACGCGCAAAGTTTTCAGCGATGCGTGAAAGAAGTATTGGTGTTGGCGCATTAGGGTTTCATGCATATTTGCAAAAGAATATGATACAATGGGAAAGCTGGCAAGCAACTAGTGCCAACGTGAGAATGTTTAAATATATTAGGACTAAACTTGATGAAGCAAATATTGAACTTGGAACACAACGCGGTGAAGCACCAGATGCTCAGGGTACAGGAAGAAGGTTTAGCCATGTCATGGCTATCGCTCCTAATGCTTCTAGCAGTATTATTATGGGCAACACTAGCCCGAGCATTGAACCTTTTAGGGCGAATGCTTACAGGCAAGACACTCTATCCGGGTCTCATCTTAATAAAAATAAGCATCTGGTGGACATTATTCAAAGTAAGATTGAAGCTGGGGAAACTAAACAGACAGAAGATGAAATCTGGTCGTCAATAATTTCAAATGATGGATCTGTGCAGCATTTACCAATGCTAAGCGCTGATGAGAAAGCTGTATACAAAACTGCTATGGAGATCGATCAACGTTGGCTAATTGATCACGCCTCTAAGAGACAGGAATATATTGACCAAGGGCAATCGCTTAATTTATTCTTTAGACCAGATTCGAATATTAAGTACCTACATGCAATTCATTATTTAGCATGGAAACAGGGATTAAAGACATTGTATTATTGCAGATCAGAGAAATTAGGCAAAGCCGATAAAGTAGCAAATAAAATTGAAAGACAAATTATAAAAGAGTTGGATATGACTTCATTAGTAAATGATGAACCGTGTTTAGCATGTGAGGGTTAATATGAGTGATTTAAAGGTGCTAAAGTTTAGTGCAAGTTGGTGTGCTCCGTGCAAAATGCTTTCTAAAGTAATAGAATCTATTGATACGGACATTCCCTTTGAAGAAATTGATATCGATGAAAATCAGGAATACGCTAAACAATTTGGTATACGCGGTGTACCAACTTTAATTATGGTTGATCGCGATCCTATAGCTGGATTGTATGAAATCAAACGTAAATCTGGTTTGATCAGTACACCAGATTTGAAGGCATGGCTAAATGAGTAAATTAAACTTAACAGATGAAAGGTCTTACTTCAAACCGTTTTCATATCCATGGGCATATGATGCTTGGCTTAAGCATGAGCAATCGCATTGGCTTCATACAGAAGTTCCAATGTCTGAAGATGTAAAGGACTGGCAATCAAAACTATCTGAATCAGAAAAGGGATTTTTAACAAACATCTTTAGATTCTTTGTACAAGGTGATATTGATGTTGCGGGTGGATATGTTAATAATTACCTGCCTTATTTTAAACAACCTGAGATAAGAATGATGCTTGCAGGATTTGCTGCTCGTGAAGCTCTTCACATTGCAGCATATTCTCACCTCATTGAGACTCTTGGCATGCCTGAGTCTACATATTCTGAATTCCTAGAATATGAAGCTATGAAAGATAAGCATGAATATTTTATTGACATGTCAAATTCAAATGGAACAGTTGAATCAGTAGCAACAAATATTGCTGCGTTTTCTGCTTTCACTGAAGGTATGCAATTGTTCAGCTCTTTTATTATGCTATTGAATTTTCCTCGTCACGGCAAAATGAAAGGCATGGGACAAATCATTACCTGGAGTATTGTTGACGAGACACTACACGCAGAGAATATGATCAAACTGTTCCGTGAATACATTAATGAAAATATTGGTATCTGGAACGATGATCTCAAAGGAAAGATATATACTATTGCCGAGAAGATGGTTGAGTTAGAAGATAAGTTTATTGATTTGTCATTTGCCACCGGTAGTATGGAAAATCTTAGTGCTGATGATGTTAAAAAGTATATTCGATATATTTGTGATAGGCGATTAATTTCTTTAGGATTAAAAGGAATTTTTAAAATAAAAAAGAATCCATTGCTTTGGGTTGAAGAAATGATTAATGCTCCAACGCATACTAATTTCTTTGAAAACCGTGCAACGGACTATGCTAAAGGCGCAATTACTGGAGATTGGAAAGATGTTTGGGGAGTATAAATGAAGCATACTTGTAGTTCATGTAACGTATTATATAGAGTAATTTCTGACGAAGCTGATGATGACGATCTAGAAGCAGTATATTGTCCATTTTGTGGTGAAGAGCAAATAGAAGAGCTAGATTTTAACGACGAATAAGGAATATAAATAGTCCATATAAACACCTTATGGACTATTTATGAATCACTGGTTATTGAAAGATACATTATATTTACCTGAAGAACTTAACCATAAAGAAGTATATGGATTTGTTTATTTAATTGAAAACTTGACTAATGGCAGAAAATATATTGGTAAAAAGTTTTTCTGGTCATCAAAAATTAAACAGGTGAATAAGAAAAAGAAAAGATATAAAGTTGAGTCCGATTGGAAAGATTATTACGGATCATCAGCTGAGCTTGGAGCAGAAATAATCAATATAGGAAAAGAATCTTTTAAAAGAACTATATTGCATTTATGTAAAACCAAAGCAGAATGCGCTTACTTAGAATTAAAAGAACAAATTGAGCGAAACGTGTTATTGAGTGATGAGTACTATAATGCTTGGATTCAAGTGAAAGTACGCAAATCGCACTTAAAACATCTTAAAAAATGAGTGTACATATTATATGATTTGGTGTATAATATACTATATAATACAAACTTGAGTATATCATGATTATCTTAGATTATAACGCAATTGCTATAGCAAACATTATTGTACAAAAGATAGAGATCAGCGAAGATATGATTCGTCATATGATCTTGAATTCTATTCGAATGTATAACAAAAAATTTCGTGATGAATACGGCCAGATGGTAATTGCAAACGATTCATCAAACTGGCGTAAAGAAGTATTTCCGCAATACAAAGCTTCTCGCAAATCTGGCAGAGATGAATCACCTCTAGATTGGAATGAAATCTTTAGAATTATTAATTTAGTATTTGACGAAATTGGTCAAAACCTACCATACAAAACTGTTCGTATTAATGGTTGTGAAGCAGATGACGTCATTGCTACATTAGTAGAAACGACTCAAGAGTTTGGTAAACACGATAGAGTTATGATCGTATCATCTGATAAAGATTTTATTCAACTTCAGAAATACAATAACGTTCGGCAATTTTCTCCAATGACTAAAAAGTTTATTGAAGACTCGAATCCTAATCAATATCTCCTTGAGCATATTTTAAAAGGAGATGCGTCAGATGGCGTGCCAAATGTTCTAAGCCCTGATAATACCTTTGTAGATTCTATTCGACAATCGCCAATGACTCAAAAGAAAATTGCTCAATTCTCTGTACCACCTGAAGACTTACGCTCAGTTATGGGTGAAGAAGTATATAGAAATTATTGCAGAAATAAAAAGATGATCGATTTATCACAAACCCCTGTAGAACTAAAGAATGAAGT